AATACCACGACCCCAGAAACGATTAGGAACTGTGTCATCTTGATAAGCGACAATAGGACGATCTTTCATCATGTAAGGTGATCGTTCTGCTTTAAGTAATTTAGAATCATTAGCTACAACAACTAACGCTTCTACTAAATTACCATATTCTTCCATAAGTTCTGAAGTTTCTTCTTCAAATAAATCTTCTACTTCATCATCTACGCTATCTAAAAGTTTTTCAGGAATTAAACCATAGTAACGTACTACTTTAATTTTATCGTCTTTGTAATGCTCATCAATCCAACTAGCTTCTAAATCAGAATCATCAGTTGGATCATCATTAACATCTACATTAAAATAAACACCATTAGTGATGCCTTCAGCAATTTTATGTGCTGATACAAACTCTTCAATAGCTACACCCATAGCATCTTCAATAGAAGTTGCTGTAGGATCAATAACAAAGTTTTGAGGACTAACTGGTTTAAGAACTACATTGACTTTTTCTTTTTCTTCTACGCCAATAGCAACTGCATCCATGTCTTGCATAGGACGAGAGGCAGGCATTAGCTCTTTAGTTCTCTTAATACTAAGTTCACCAATACCTGTACCATAGATGGATGCTAAGAGGATGACATCACCTACAGCTTTACGTAGTTTGTTTTTCTTGAAGCACTCTTTCATGTAGTTTTTCATGTACTCTACATCTTGAGGCTGTTGATCTGCTAGGTCATCTTTAATGTCAAATAGATGGTCGCCTTGACCAAAGACAGCTTCTTCAATCTCTGCTGTATGGTTTTCAATAGCTTGTTGTAGTGCAGGAGATGTAACACGGCTACGTTCTGAGTCACGCATTCTGTCTTGAGCTGCCCATTCTCCTCTCCAGAGACGTTCATACTCTTTCCATTTTTCTAGGTAGTTTTGATCTCGGTGGTCTCGCCACTCCTCTACATTACCTAATATCCAATCTACTAACTTATTTGACATAGTTTTTCCTCTTTTAGTATCCTGCTACTGCGTCTAATGCTTCGTATTCTTCTTCCTCATAATCTTGGAAGTATTCTACAATCTGAATTTGATCTATGTATGCTAAAGCATCAATCAAGTCATCATGTAATTGTGAGTTAGGGAAGTTGACAAGCTGGTCTATAAACTCGTTGTTCCACTCTCCATGATTTAGCGTTACTTGTCCGTGTTCAAATCGACCTTGTAATGCCCAAACAATTCTATCTGTTTTCTTTTGGTTTCCATGAGTACAATCATCAATCCTAAAATAGTGATTGTGTTTTCTCATTAAGTCCATCAAGTAAGGTAAAGCTGCATTCTTTAAACTACCTTTTTCAATACCTACTGCTGTGGGTTGATATTCAACAACAGCTTTCATAATTTCATGGCAGGTTTGTTTAATATCCCATCTACCATGTTTTATGTCTGCGACCCACCATCCTCCTTCGTGGACTTTAGCGACTGCAATCGCTGTTTCATCCAGTTTTTTATTCTTGTTCGCTGATTCTTTATCAACATTAATAAAACCAGCAAGATCAACAGCAATAAAATATCGACCATCATCAGGTTCTTCATCATCAATTTTAATCCATTCTTCTTTAAAAATGTCCCTACTTGCTGCTTCAAAAGAAGCTAGGAACTCTTGTCTGAAAGCAAAGCTACTCATTGTATTTCTAGCAGCTTCTATTTCACTTTCAGGAATTAATGGATTATCATACGATGTATAATGAAATCCTGTCCATTGTGGATCTTTACCTGTTTGTGCAAATTGGAATAACTCATAAAAGTGATTACGACCTTTAGGAGTTCCAATAAACAATGCACCACCCTGAACATCAGCTAAGGCAGGACGTAAGATTTGTTCCCACACATTTGGCTTAATGTCAGCGTATTCGTCAATAACACAAAAGGCTAAACCAACACCACGAAGTGTATCTGGTCTATCTGCACCTTTTAAATAAATCTTTCGATTATTAACAAGTGTTAGTACAGATGTATTCTCATGAGCTGACTTAATAACTTCATGTCCTAGCTCTTTGAGTAATCCCCACAAAATATCTTTAGCTTGTTGATAAGTAGGTGCTACATAAAACACATCTTTACTATCACTCTTTAGAGCTTCAATAAGAAGCATCCAAGCAGCGAGTCTAGACTTACCAAAACGTCTCCCTGCTGCTACAATTTTAAATCTATGATCGTCATTAAAAACTTCACGTTGTTTATCGTGAAGCTTAACTTGTAAGCTAGTCACTAATATTGTCCATAAACAGGTTTATCTAATAATTTAGCTTTACCTGATTTAATTGCCTCTGTGGCTTTTTGTTTAATCTCATCTAATGATTTACTGCTTTGACCTATTTCAATACCCAAAGAGTTATTAAATAAATCCATTTCTTTTTCTTCTGGGGTTTGCCTAATAGCTGCTCCTCCAAGAACACCAAAAGGCATAGGCACTTCATGCCAACTACTTACCCCTTTAGCTACATTTGGACCATACTTACGAGTCATCTCAGCTGTCCAAACTAAATGTCGCCAAGCATCTGCTTCATCACCAATGCCTGTACCTGTAGGGTAACGATTAGCAGCTTCTTGTGCTATACCTGTTCCTCGAACAGTACTAAACACATCTTTTACAATGGCAAAAGGTTTAAAAGTATCTTCAGCCATTAAAAGTCCATTTCATAATTAATGAATAAACCTTTATCCCAATCGTTTTTATAAGCATTAGCAGAAAGCTGCCCAGGACCTACTGGAACATTAACATTAGCTTCATAGCTCTTACCATAAGGACTACTTACCATTCTAACTCCTAAGTTTTCTAAATTAAGAGCATATTCTTTAACTAGCTCTTCAGGAGTTTTAGTGAGTACAGCACTTAACGGACCAATGTTACCTGACACTTGTTTGATGTTTTCATCCATCAAAGCCCTAAACATAGCATTATTTGCATATAGCGTTGCAAACGCATATGGGTTTATTTTATTTTCAGAGGTAGGTTGGTAGGTTGCACCACCTCCTACATTAACTGCACCTACTGGAGTGTAAGTAGTATTGCCTACGTTACCCCCTGCAACTAAGTCTTGGGGATTAACATAGCCTTCGAGCATTCCTTGATTGTAAGGCACATTATAAAGCTCTTGATATAGACGCATGTCTCCTTCATCTAATCTAGGAACTTTAGGTACTACTCCAAAAGGAATAAACTCGTCACTCATCTTCTTCTACAATTTCTCCGTCTATTACATCTTCTTCTTCAGAAGCATTGATTGTTGTTTCACCTACTCCCATAATTTGGATGCTTATCTGATTGCTCCTACCCTTCATCTTCTGAATGTAGTCTTGTGGAAGTACTCTATCCATTACTAGCTTTAGACATGCCATTTGATCTTGGTCGTCATCATCTAAAGCTTTATCTAACACTTTCTGAACAATGTATTTAGATTTCCTGCCGAGCATCTCTGCGAGGATTTCCTGACTTCTTTGCTTTTTACTTTGAGGAAGCGTAGCTTTCTTATTTATTGCCGCAGGCAACGGGGGAAGACCCTGTTCCTCACGTTCTTTATTTTGAGCTTTTATCGAGGGGCGACCAGCTCCTGGACGTTTTCCACCTCTACGTTCTTTCTTAGGAGTGGTTGCTTCGGCAGAAGCCACTTCTATTTTTACATTTTCCATACAATAATTATATCATAATTACTTGACTTTGTCAAGGGATTCGTTTATCGAAGATAAACTCATTTGTAAGAAGCTCTAGCTTCTCATGTCTAATTTATTAAATTCTATTGACAAATTAATAAATATAATGTATAATTAATTAATTAATAATTAATATATATATATAATAATATATATAATATATATAATATATAATTAATAATAAAAAAGCCCTCTTTATGAGGGCTTAATTATTTATATATATAATAAATTATTTATTCATTACATACATAGTTACTTCAAAACCAAATCTCATTTCTGTTGCTGATGGTTTAGTCCACATAGTTATCTCCTTTCTCAATAAAGTTATAAACTTTCTAGTTTATATTAATATTATACCAAGAAACGAAAGATCTGTCATGCAGAAAACCATTAAAACTATTTAATATCAATGATTTTAGCTTTTTTCTCTTCAGGAAGGACATTGTCCAACAGAATACTTAATATTCCGTTTTCCATTGTTGCTTCTTTGATGAGCATTGTATCTACCAGTCTGAAACTTTTAAGAAAATTCCTGTAAGAAA